CCTTTATAAAAATCATCTAATTTTTCTTGTGGAGACATTTGTTCATCATATTCACTTCTTGGAATATATTTAATAATTACTTTTGGTTCTTCCATTTTTTTATATTTATTACTATAATATCCTTTAATAACCAAAACCATTCCTATAAATAATAGAAGTATTGCTAATGCTTTCATTTATTTATTAATATATAAATAAAAATTTATTCTTTATTCAATAAAGCAATTATTTCATTTCCTTCTATTGCTAAAAATAATCTTATAATTTCATTATATGTTTTTTTTGATATTTTTTCCATTAAATATAATTTAGCATTTGTAAATTTATAATCTAATTCTCCTATCATATAATAGGTAATTTCGATACTATTTATAGGTTTTAATAAAAATTTTTTTGTATAAATTTCATTTAATACAAAGCATTTATCTATTTCATCATCATTTTTTCCATAAGCTTTATATTTCAATATTAAACAAGTTTTAAATGACATAAAATTAAATTGCTTACAACAAAATCCCATCAATAATTAAAATTTTATTTAATTATTATAAAAAAAACATCATTTTTTATTTTATGAAACATTTCAAAAAAGATAGTCATTTACTACTATTTTCATTAACAACTTCCTTAACTTCGTCTTTAACCTCTTCCTTAACTTCTTCTTTAACTTCTTCCTTAACTTCTTCCTTAACTTCTTCCTTAACTTCTTCTTTAACCTCATTTTCTAATTTACGAGCAGACCAAGCATCTACTTCTTGAAGATTTGATGCTAAATCATTATTTTTTTTTGATGAATTAATAATATCAGTTCGTCTTTTATCAAAAATTTCATCTCGACTATCCATATTTTTCTTATATTCTTTCATAAGTGTATTAAGTTGAGTTTCACTATATTCCTGATTTTCTAAATCACTTGGATTTGGAGAATATGGACACCAACAACCCATTTGACCAATATAAATATCAAATTTATTATCAATCTTTTTAAGAAATTCACATCTATTCTTTGCTTCTTCAATAGTATCAAAAACACCTCTAACTTTAATACCTCGAATACTTGTAGAGAAATTATTTTCACGATGGAAATCAGATTCGATTTCAGTAGATTTAGTTGATTTAAAGAATTTATATTGTTCATTCATTTCATCGGTATTAAAAATATATGAATGATTATCTCGAATACCATTTAACATATCTTTATCATCAGGATATTTATTTACGAGATTAGCAAAAAGAATACTCATATCTTTTGTAAAATTATCCATAAATCTTGAAAAATAATATGATTCCTTATTTTTAAGGATTTCTTCTGGACTTAGAAAAGATAGAAGACAATAATTTTGATTACGAATAGGTTTATCCTCGTCAAGAAAATCAACTTCTTTTGTAGATACAAGTGTTTCTTCTGTCATTTTCTATTTTAATTAAATAATAAAAATCTTATATCTATTTTTTTATTTTCTTTTTAATAATTAATAAGAACGATGGCGGAACCTTCATATAGTTTTGATGTCTGGGCGGCAATTATATTATTATTAAAATATCTTATAGAGGCGACAGCGGTTGCTATAATAGCATATGTATTACCTAAAAATAAATTATCAGGAAGTGAAGTTGCTGTAATTGCTTTAACTGCTGCCGCTGTATTTTCAGTATTTGATTTAATATCTCCTTCAATATCCGCGGGTGCACGTCAAGGTGTTGGACTTGGTGCTGGTTTCCGTATAGTAGGTTTCCCAGTTTAATTATAAGGAAGGTATAATTTTATAATTAAGTTCTTCACATATTTTTTTCCAAATTTGGTCTTGGGCATAAAGTTTTTCACGACTTTTAAGAAGTTGAAAGAATTTTAAATATTCATTTAATTCTAAAATTTGAAAGAATTTATATAATACATAACTATAAGAAAGGAAATTCTTTCGTTCTTTTGGACAATGTTTTAAAAAAGGTGCTTGAATATCTCTAAACATATTACATAATTTATCTTCTAATTCTGCTGAAAATTGTGGTGTAGGAATTCCATTAATTCTATTAATAATATAATTTATATGTTCATAATATTTATTTATTCTTAATCTTTTTAATATTTCCCTCATCTTATTATATGAAATATTCTTCGTATCATTTATTTTTTCCTTTTTAATTTCATTTAAAATTTTTTCAAAAATTTCATTAGGAATATCCGTACTTTCTTTTCCTTGAACTTGATTACACCATTCCCTAAAATGATTAATTCTTTTATAACTAAAATGTGATGTATCTTTCGTACTTTGTTTTAAAATAGGTCTATTTTGTTCTATTAATAAAGGTTCTTGAAATCCACATTCTTCACAAATCATAATAGCATCTTGTTGAATACAACATAAAGGATTTGAACAATTTCTACATATATCTTTTGTTTCATTATCATCAATTTTCTTAATATGATTATTATTTGTAATAGTTAAATATTCATCAACTAATGAACTTTTTTCAATAATTTTATCATCATCTTCTTCTATATTACATGAAGGATTAAATAATTCAATAATAGATTTATTTTTATATTTATAAGTTTTAATATTAGATTGTTTTTCAATCATATCATAATAATTAAATAAGATATAACTTGTTTTTTCATAATATTCTATTTCATTATTATTATTCGAATTTTTAATTTGTTCTTTAATTTTTATAATATCTTCCTTAATTTTTATATTACTTGTCCATAAATCATTATAATAATTATCAAATTCACATATTTCATTAGATTTATTATATTGAATTATTTGTTTATTAATATTATTAGAAAGTTCCTCTAATTCTTTTATACGCTTTAAATTTAATTTATCCTCTTCAATTTTTACAGAATATTCTGTCATTACTTTATTGTGCATCGCATCCAAAGTAGATAAATCCTTATTATAATGTATTCTCTTCTTTGATGTTTTATCTTTAAACATATATCTAATATTAAATGTTAATAAATATGTTTATATAGTTGATTAAGAATTCTTTTTTTTTCTCCTATTATAGTATAAAGAATATAGCATAAATGGGTGGTGGTCTTCTTCAACTTGTCGCTTATGGAGCTCAAGATGTTTATTTAACTGGTAATCCACAAATTACTTTCTTCAAAGTTGTCTATAAACGTCATACTAATTTCGCTATGGAAGCAATTGCTCAAACTTTTTCTGGTGCCGTTGGTTTCGGTAATACTATTTATTGTCAAATTTCCCGTAATGGTGATTTAATACATCGTGCCTATCTTCAACTTCAACTTCCTGCACTTACTGTCGCAACTGATAAATATGTTAATTATATTGGTCTCCGTTTATTAAAATCTGTTTCTATTGAAATTGGTGGTCAGCAAATAGATAAACATTATGCTGATTGGTTATATATTTGGAATGAACTCTCTCTTCCTGGTGGAAAACGTTCAGCGTGGGAATTCATGGTTGGTGCTGATAGTGATATAACAAGAAATGGAGCGATGTTATATATCCCTCTTGAATTCTGGTTTTGTCGAAATATTGGTCTTGCTCTTCCCTTAATTGCTCTCCAATATCATGAAGTTAAAGTTAAGATTGAATTTGAAAATGTTAATAATTGTATGTATAAATTAACTGGAAATAATACTGGTGCTCCTGATACTGCTGCTACTCTTTCAAATGTAAATTTATGGGTTGATTATATCTTTTTAGATACTGATGAACGACGAAAATTTGCTCAATTAACTCATGAATATCTTATTGAACAACTTCAATTCACAGGAGGCGAAGCAATTTCCGCCAATACTCCTACACGTGTTAAATTAAATTTCAATCATCCTTGTAAAGAATTAGTATGGGTTGGAAAATATTCAACTAATACTAATGTGAATATGTGGTATAATTATACAATGAAAGCAGATAATTCTTTTGGTAATGGTAGTTATATTTATGGTAGTTCCTCCGTTCAAGCATTTGATAATCAAATACACGAATTTTCTTCTCCAGTAGATAATACAACTTCTTATATAGATAAGATTGTTTATAATGTTGAACCCGGATTTTATAATGGAGCGGTTAATCCATTCTCTAAATGTCTTCTTCAATTAAACGGAAATGATCGTTTTGCTGAACGTGATGGAACTTATTTCAATTATGTTCAACCTTATCAACATCATACCAATATACCTGCGAATTGCGGTATTAATGTTTATTCATTTGCTCTAAAACCAGAAGATCATCAACCATCAGGAACTCTTAATATGTCTCGTATTGATACAGCTGTTTTATCAGTTGTTAATGGTTCATCTGCGAATGGTTCAATACATATTTACGCTGTTAATTATAATGTTCTTCGTATTCTTTCAGGTATGGGTGGTCTCGCCTATTCCAATTAAATTAATTATTCTTTTTTTTTCTCCTATTATAGTATAAAGAATATAGCATA